GGGATTGTATACCTACGTTCAAGAAGGTAAACCTGTAATGAATGAGTATGACGATAATCTTATGGCTGCAGATCTACTAGAGCCTGATCCTTCTGTACCTATACAAGTGGGTGTTGACTTTGGTTTGACACCTGCAGCTATCTTTGGGCAGAAGATGAGGAATGGTACATGGCAGATCTATCACGAGTTAGTTACCTTTGATATGGGTTTGGAGCGTTTTGGTTCTATGCTTAGATCAGAACTAGCATCTAAGTTTCCCAAGTATGAAGTGTTGGTATGGGGTGATCCCGCTGGTATGCAGAGAGATCAGATCTATGAAGTAACTGCCTTTGACCATCTCAAGTCAATAGGTTTGTTAGCACGACCAACACACAGCAACGACTTCAGAGTCAGGCGTGAGGCAGGAGCTATGCCAATGAACCGACTGATTGAAGGTAAACCTGGTCTACTTGTTGACAAGAGATGTCAGCGTTTACGCAAAGCATTGTCAGGTGGGTATCACTTCAAGAGGGTACAGATATCTGGTGGTGAACGATATAGAGATACACCAAACAAGAATGAACACTCACACGTTGGGGATGCGTATATGTATCTTGTTCTTGGTGGTGGAGAACATAAACAATTAACAAGGGGGCATAATCCAAAGTTCAAACAAGCAGTTGCGAACACGGATTTTGATATATTCGCATGACAAGTTCAGCCAAACGTAAAGGTACAAGAGTAGAAAACAAAGTAGTAAAGCTATTCCAATCTATGGATATCAATGCAAGGAGACAGCCATTGTCTGGTGCCTTAGCAGGTTTTCCACATGATGTTCAGGTAGATTTGATAGGTGGACTCAACTGTGAGGTCAAGGCTAGAAAGAATGGTGGTGGGTTTACAACAATCAAGAAGTGGAAAGGCTCTGCTGATTTGTTGATACTGGTAGAAGATTACGAGCAACCTGGTGTCTACATGGACTGGGGGTTGTGGAAAGAGATAGCTATGAGGCTGAAAGAACATGAATGAGACGACACTAGAGTATCTATTCAATACTAACGGAACGAGTTTGTCCGTTGTTCCTTTTCGTTCTTACTTGCTAAACATCATGGATCTACACGATCATGATAAAGCTCACCTTGACCAGATGCCAGACTATGTATCTTATTTGGATAGCGCAACAAAAGATGGGTATGGCTATACAGTTTTAGATGGAGGTAAACCTATGTTGTGCTTTGGTGTAAGTCCACAATGGTATGGTGTAGCAGAGCTGTGGATGATACCAGATACAAAACTTGTTAGTAAAAACAAGATACGATTTCATAGAGGCGCTATGAGGTTTATGGACTTTGTAATGGAAGAGTTGAATTTGCACAGAATCCATGTTACAGTTTTAGCTAGTAATACAAGAGCAATCAAATGGATTGAAAGTATATACTTTTCACGAGAGGGTGTATTAAAAAAATATACCTTTGATGCAAAAGATATGATAATGTATAGCAAAGTAAAGGAATATTAGAATATGGGTATGCTGTTTAAAAAACCTAAATACACTCCTCCTCCAGGCATAGAGGAAAGCAGACAAGCCACAGCAGAAAGACAAGCAGCAGCAGATGCAGCTGAGAAGAAACAACTAAGAGAGATGGCAGCAAGGAGATCAGCTATGAAAAGAGATCCAAGATCTTTGTTGGGAACAACAGGTTTGCTTGGTGTACAAGATGAGTCTGAGGTGCCAACACAAATGTTTGTACGATCACCAACTGACAAAGGAGCTAGATATTAGAAATGGGTGGTATATTTAGAAAGCCAAAGAAAAGAACGCCACCAGAACCACCAGCACCTAGAAGGGAAGAGACTGCAAAGAAAACTGCGCCAGATCAGAAGAAAGATGCGAGAACTGGCACAAGAGGAGGATTGTCTATGAATTTCAATCCAGTAGAAGATGAGCCAAGGACTACATCAAGCATTGGTCCTATAAGAAATAAACTAGATGGAAGTAGAGCATGACGCATATAAGAAATCCAAAATTTAGAATACTAGATGAAAGTCAGGTAGAGAATGGCTAGAAAGTTTGCAAAGGTTCCTAAGTCAAAGAAAGGTGTGCCACTAAAGTATTTATCTGGCGCAAAGAACCCTAGCGCAAAAGAGGCAGAGATATTGAGAACAAGACGACTATACAAAAAAGGATTATTAACCAAAGCTATGATGGATGAGATATCAAGGAGGAGAGCAAATGCCTAAGTACCCAAGTAGTTACACAGCGAAGTTTAGTAAGTCAACACTTGACAAAGTTTACAAGAGAGGGTTAGGCGCATATTATAGTAGTGGTTCACGGAATGTATCAGCACAGGCTTGGGCAATGGGAAGAGTAAAAAGTTTTGTAACAGGGAAAGGTGGCGCAAGGAAAGCTGATAAAGACCTGTTGCGTTCAAAAAGAAAGAAAGGATTAGTATAATGCCAGGAACAATGAAGATGTATAAGATGAAAAAGAAACCTGCAATGAAAGGCAAACAATCAAAGCTAGATGCCAACAAGGATGGCAAGATTAGCAAAGAGGACTTTGCCATGCTAAGAAACAAAAAAAAGAAAGCGTAGTCATGCCTTATCATACAAAAACAAAAAAAACAAAAAAGAAAAAGAAAAAACAAACAGCTCGTTCTGCTAGAAAAAAAGGTTTAATGAGGTACTAATGTCTATACAGGACTTTATAAAAGACACTTATGGAACTAGAACCTCTGGCGTTGGCACAGGAGAAAAAGGTAGTGCCAGAGCTTTAACTTTAAAAGAGGCTCGTGCAGAGACTGCAAGAACAGCTAAACAAGTTCTAAGAGCCAAGAGAGATAAAGAAAGACCTACTCTTAAGTTACAGCTAGAGGGTATGAGAAGTCGTAGAGCAGACTATGACCTGATGAAAACTCAAGGTGTCATATCCACAACTAAACAAGGAATGGACCTTCTGTCTAAAATAGGAGATAAAAGCACAAGACCAGAGGTTGTAAGGCATATGGCAAAATTAAACGATGCACAACTAAACTCTTTGACTGAGGTTTTCAACAGAAGAGTTTCGTCTATGGGTGGTCTCTCACAGGTTGTAGCTCAAAACATTTACAAGAATATGTTAAAAAATGCAAGAGAGCTTAGAGGTGATACTGGTCTAAGCCAACAAAAAGCACAGGTGGATACTACTTTAGGTTTCAACGCAAAAGATTTAATTACTAGAGGTGTAGATCTTACAAAACCTCTTTACGATAAAAAAGGTTTTGACTTAGATGTTAATCCAACTTATGTAGGTTTTAAATTTAGAAAGCAATTCTAATGGTGGCTAAAAAATATCAGAATCCAAAAGGTGGATTGAACCAAGCAGGAAGGGATTTTTTTAAAAGAAAAGAAGGTAGTAATCTTAAGTCGCCACAGAAAACAGGCACAGGACCAAGGAGAGTTTCTTTTGCTGCACGATTCGCTGGTATGAAAGGTGGCATGAAAGACGAGAAAGGTAGACCAACAAGACTTGCTTTAGCACTCAAGGCTTGGGGGTTCAGAAGTAAAGAAAGTGCTAGAAACTTTGCACAAAGGCACAAAAAGACATGATGAGATTAAATGAAAGAGAAGTCCTAGATAGAGCCAAGAAAGCATTTGGCAGAAAGGATCTATGGAGGACAATCTATGAGGACTGCTATAGATACGCACTTCCTCAGAGAAACTTATATGACGGATACTACGAAGGTCATGTACCAGGTCAAAACAAAATGAACATGGTATTTGACAGTACAGCTATTCATTCCACACAAAGGTTTGCTAATCGTATACAATCAGGCTTGTTCCCTCCCTACAAGAAATGGTGTCGGTTAGAACCTGGGGATGATATTCCACCAGAGAGAAGAGCAGAAGTACAACAAGCACTTGATATTTACCTCGATAAAATGTTTACTGTCCTTCGTCAGTCAAACTTTGATTTGGCTATCGGAGAGTTTCTGCTTGATCTCTGTGTTGGAACAGCAGTTATGCTGATACAAGAAGGGGATGATGTAAACCCAATCAGGTTCACAGCTATCCCACAATACTTGATAGCTTTGGAGGAGGGACCTTATGGTACTGTAGATAATGTCTATCGTAAATACAAGCTACGAGTAGAGGCAATCAAAAGAGAGTTTCCAAACGCAGAGATCCCAGAGAGTCTTATAAAACTTATGGAGACAAAGCCACAAGAACAAGTAGAGTTGTGTGAGGCAGTTATCTATGACACAGAAAGAGGAGACTACTGTTATCACTTGGTATATGAGAAAACTGCTGAGGAACTAATATTCAAAAGAATGAATGAGACACCATGGATAGTCTCACGATACATGAAGGTAGCAGGTGAAGTTTTTGGTAGAGGACCTTTGGTTACTGCTATAGCAGATATCAAAACACTCAACAAAACTCTTGAGTTACTTTTAAAGAACGCATCTATTGCTTGTGCAGGTGTTTATACTGCAGCAGATGATGGCGTTATCAATCCATCTAATATAAGAATCACACCAGGATCCATAATCCCAGTAGCTAGAAATGGTGGACCACAAGGAGCATCACTTGCACCACTACCTCGCTCTGGTGATTTCAACGTCTCACAAATTGTTATCAATGATTTGAGAATGAATATTAAAAAGACGTTGTTAGACGACACCTTACCTCCAGACAATATGTCTGCAAGGTCGGCTACTGAGATTGTGGAAAGAATGAAAGAACTAGCACAGAACATGGGATCTGCTTTCGGTAGATTGATTACAGAGACTATGGTTCCTATTGTTGCTAGGGTTCTATCTATCATGGACAAGAAAGGATTGATACAATTACCTCTCAAAGTCAATGGACTAGAGGTCAAGATAGTTCCTATAAGTCCACTAGCAAAAGCACAGAACTTAGAAGAAATAAATGAGATAATGCAATTCGTACAGA